TCGCTGCGAAGCGCGCGATGGTTAAGTGGCACCGAAAGCTGAGCGAGGTGGCGCGATGAGAGACTACGGACTGATTTCCACCAAGATGTGGACGCGCGGAAGCGGCAAGCGACTTCGCGGCAACGCGGTTGCCATGCTGGTCGGCTGCTACCTATGCACCTCGCCTCACTCGAACATGATCGGGGTGTACTACTGCCCGCTCGTCACCATTTCGCACGAGCTTGGGCTACCCGTCGAATCGATTCGGGAGGCGCTGAAGGTCGTCGAGTCGGAAGGGTTCGCGTTCTACGACGAGGACAGCGAGTTCGTTTGGGTGCCGAACCACGCCGAGATCGAAATCGGAGACACGCTCCGACCTGGCGACCGTCGCGCCAAACGCATCAAGGCGGAGTTTGAGCTGATTGGGTGCAAAAGATTCGCGGCTGCGTTCCTAGAACGGTACGGATCTGCATTCGGCCTAGCCCCTGCAACAACTCAAAACGAAACTTTGCAGGGGCATGCAAGTTTGGATCGAAATGTCACCAGATCAGGATCAGGATCAGAACATGATCAGGACATAGGCAAAGGGGCATTGAGGGTTGTCGGCTCAGCGAATGACGATTCCGAGGCTCCGGCTTCCGAGCGTCGCCCGTCTCGCCCGCCGCCACCGGATCCATTCGGCGCCACGTTCCTCGTGGAAGCATGGCGCGAAGGCGTCTCCCTGGCCACAGGCGTTCCGTGTACGCCGCTGAAGCCCTACGAGCGCGCTGACCTGGATGGATTCGTCTCCGTCCATTCTGGGGGCCTTAGCGGGCCTGCGCTGTTGGACTGGGTTCGCGACACGGCGAAAGAGTTCGTCGAAGCGTCGGAGGCGAAGTTCGGGTTCGCGCCAAAGCGGTGCGCGGGGTGGCTCGATTCGGGAAGGCCAGGCAGGCGCGGCGCGAAGCAGGCGAGCGCGCTCCAGAAAACCGCAGGCGACGAGCCGTGGCGCAAAAACATCAAGGTGAGTGACCTATGAGCACGAATAGCTTGGACGAGATCCTCTCCGGCGCGATGGCGGCGCGAACCTACATCGACCCGATGCCGGATGTTCCACCGGTCAAGTCTGCACCCGAGGAAGCCCGCCCGCCCGTGCTGGACTTCCTCCCGGCAAGGTTTGCGTGGGCCACGCTCGATTCGCCGCTGCTGTCGAAGCGCGTGAAGGTCGTGAGGGACCCGGTTCGCGCGGGCCACGAGATGGTCAAGGCGTCGAACGTGACCATCTTCGGCTTGGGAACGGGCGTCGGCAAAACGTCGCTCACGAACGCCGCTTTCCGAGAATGGATTGTGCGGAACCGCCGCGCATCGTTCCGCGCTCGGTACAACAACGCGCAGAGTATGGCCTTGCACGTGCAGTGGGCGGCGCTTGGGAAGGTGCCCGAGGCCATCGACAAGGCGCTTCACGCTTCGCACTATGTGCTCGACGCGCTCGGGACGGAGACGCATCACACGACCAACCCCTTCGCGACGATTCTCGTGCATCGGATGGAGGCAGGCTTGCCGACGTGGGTGACGACGCACCTGCGAGAAAAGGAAATCGTCGAGCGGTACGGAGCGGCGGCGTTTCGCGCGCTCACGGAAGGTGCACTTGTGCTGGGAGGATTGAAATGAAGGAAATCGTCATTCGGTGCGGCGACGTTCGCGTTCTTGGCTTTGGGCAAGCGTGGACCGGTGGGAATCACAGCAATTTGATCTCGTACATCGAGATCGAAGCGCCAGGCCTGGACAGGGACCGGTTCAACATACATGACTTGGATCGAGAGCAGTTGGAAGTCGATCGCGACGAATCTGGGTGGGACTTCATTCGCGCAGGCAAGTTCGAACTCGTGCTTCGCGAGGTGAAGCCGTGAACAACAACCTTTCCGACCCGTACGGAATCGACTGGCCGATGGTCGCAATCAAGTTCGTCTGGTTTGCCATCATCGTCGGCTTGCTTGGTGTGATCGGCTGGGCGATCTACTGCTGCCACGTCGAAGAGGAGCGCGTTCAGTCGGAGTGCTCGAAACATGGCGAGTCGGTGACACACACCTACAAGGGTCCGACATTCTGCGTTCGCGAGGACGGAACGGTGGTGAAGCGATGAGGATCCTCACCACGAAAGACGCTGAGGAAATGTTCGGCGCAGGTTCGGAGCTTGCGCGAGTCGTACACGACTATCTCGACACCATCGAGATCGTGATTCCCGGCGCTCCCGTCCCTTCGATGCGTAAGCGCGCCTCAATCCGCCGCACTCGTAAAGGCCCGCGCGTTCACATGTACACGCCAACCAAGGGCGCGAGCTACGCCGAACGTGTCGCACTGTTCGCGGGCATTGCGGCGCAGAAAGCCGGCTGGAAGGTGGAAGAGAAAGCGACGTACTACGTTCATTTTGAAATCCACCGGGCGACGCTGCGAGGCGATTTTGACAATTTCGAGAAGGCGCTCACCGACCCCATGAATGGGATCATCTGGAAGGACGATGCGCAAATCACGGAGTGGAGCGGGAGGCTGTTGCTTGACAGGAAGAATCCGACGGCGATTGCGCGCGTGGAGAGACGCTTGCCGTGAAGGTCCCAAGGTGTTAGAAATGCTCGATGCCTCGACATAACGAATTCCCGCCCGCGTGGGCGAGGTTGGTTGATGCGGTCGGCAGCGTTCAGGCGCTTGCAGAAGCCTGCGGAGTGTCAACTATGACCATCAATCGGTGGGCAAACGGACTTGTAAAGATGGGCGGACCCGCGGTTTTCATCGTGCGAAACGTCGCTGCGTCGCATCACGTCAAATCACCCGTGTAGAAAGACGCGTAGTTTCGCGTAGTACCGAAATAGTGGCACATTTCGGCAACTTACGCCGTTTTCGTCTTGCGTGATATCAAACACGGTGTTAGATATAGATACATGAACATGACGCAAACGAAGCTCTCGAAAATGTTCGACACCAGGAAGCGCGATAACGGCGAATCGTTCGTTTGCCTCACGGACGAGGCGCCCGAATGGCTGCGCGACGTTGTGCGCGACCTTCATTCGAATTCGTTTCCGAGCGACTGGATCTACTGCGCAGCAAAGGCCGCCGTTGAGCAGGTCGAATCGGAAGGGTACGACAGCGACAACGCGCACGAATGGGCGGACGGCATGGTCGACATCTACACGCGCGACCTTTACCAGTTCGCCGCCGACAACTGCCTCACCGGCTGGTACGGCGACGCGGAAAGCGAAGCGGACGATCTCGGCCACGAGAAACAAGAGCCGCACGAACGAATCGCGCTCGTTCAGTACTGCGCATACGCGCGAATTTTCAACGCCATCGGCGAAGCTACTGAACAGAATCAGGAGGAAGAATGACAGCGAGAAAACATGTTCACACGATCGATTGTTACGCGAGCAACGACCTTGGGCCGCTCGCTTACACGCCGTGTCGGACGGACGGGTTGGATCGAAATCTACGAAACCTAAAGGAGGTCGACTTCGTTGCCATGCCAAACGAAACAAGAAAAAAGTGCCTCACACTCATCTGCAAACTTAGCGAAAACGAATCTGCCTGATTCGGTTCACCACATCGAACAGGGACTCTTTGAGTTGCCAGAGAGCGAGCACCAGAAGAATCAGGCGTGTGTCGACTTGGACCTGGCCGCGGGGTGGGACCATGTGGATCGCGATGGCGAGGAGACGGCAAAGTGACGCGCGTACAGCCTTGGAAGGCGCGCAAAAAGAAATCTGTCCGCCTCATTAGGCTGTTTGCCTGGATGCGTAAGTCTGTCGCGAACGGAACTGCGACCATCGTGGAAGAAGGGTTTCGTCATCACGGCGCGTCACCGCTCACCATCGAACAGGTGCAGCTCGCCGATGGCGTGAGCGTCGCTCCGGCTGCCAGCTTTGAAATCGACGACGACTGGATCGTGCGCGACGAAACATAATGCTTGCACTGTGCATGCGTTCTGGTACCTCAACACGTCGTCACTTGGTTCGCTGCCGGAAAACTACCGGCCGAAAGGACTACGATGCATGCTGCGAAGGTCACCGAGTCGGTGCGTCCCGTGTTGCGGGTCGTTCCGAAGTCGCGGGAGGTGGGGGACGATGAGGCTCGCGCGCGAGGTGAGCTGACTTGGTACTTCGGATCGTACGAGTCTGAAATGGGCCTCAAAGGGGTCGACTACGACCGAGGCGAGAAGAGCGACGGCTTCCAGTCGGAACCGCGCAATCTCATCGAGGATTACGAAGACGAGAACGGGAAAGTGTGGGCTTACTACGAGGAAAACGCCCGCAAGGATACGCTGCAAGGCGCGGCGTGGGAGCGCGGAGAGAAGATTCGCGCCGCACTCGGAAAGCTCACATGGCTTCAGCAGTTCACGCTTGAGGCACTGTTTACGCCTGGCGCGCTGACCAACGGGCGGCAAATCATCCGCGTGGCGACCGGCGACGAAGACTGCGGGCGCATCGGGCACCATTCGGCAACGCTTCGAGCGCTCGTCATCGAGCATGGGAGCATCGAGGCGGCCGCGCACGCGTGGGAGGAATCCGGGAAAGAGCAGCGCGAGCTTTGGTCCAAGGTGAAGCGCGAGGTGGCGACGCTCAAGGCTGGGTCGATTCACGAATACCTTGTGGCTCGGGGTGTGGTTTGAGCGCGCCGGGGCATCTTACGCTGGGGCTCATCGCGAAGATAACCGGGGAGACGTACGACACCGTTCGCCGTCGCATCGTCGAAGACGGATGGTGCAGGCACGTGCGCGCGGGGCGATCCGTTTGGGTCTACCTTCACGACTTGAAGGCATCGCAGCAACTCCAAGGCTGGTACATCTCGGTCGCTGAGCACTACGGAGTGCGCGACGAGATAGCGCCCGACCATCATGCACGGTAGCGCGCCACGATGCGTCTGTATGCACCACGAAGCGCCACGATGCACGGTTGCAGCTAATCTATAAGGGCACCGTTTGACAGACCACGCATCACCCGTCGTCCGCACGACGCACTACATTCTGGACCGCACGGTTGACTTCGCGTGTTGGGACTGTGGCGCAGACGTTCTAGACCAAGACGAAATCATCGACAATTCGTCTCACTACGAAGTGATGCAGCAGGACACGGACCACACTGCCCTCGTGCGACTCCTTCGGGATGACGACATGACGTGCTTCCACTGCGACTCGGCACGAATCGCGATGTGGGTGAAGGTCACGACGCGAGAGCGCAAGGCGTGAGCGTACGCCGCGGACGCCTCCCCTCGGATGACGTCGAAGTGGCGCCGAAAAGTGAACCGCGAATGCCAGCGCTGAGGGCGCAAGTGCTGAGCGAGTTCCGAAGATTTGGGATCGTAGACGACGGGCTTCGGTATGAAGATCCGAACAGATACGACGGTACAAAAACGGTTGTAGGGTGATGTGTGGTTGAGAAGAACGAGAGGCCACCCACAGAGAAGGCCACGAATAGCGGTGAAGCTGCCGCGGTTTGGGTCGACATCGGTGAGCTGAAAGCGTGGGAGAATAACCCGCGTAAGAATGACCAAGCGGTCGACGGCATCGTCAAGTCGATCAAGGCCTTCGGATTCGGCGCTCCGATTCTTGCCCGTGCTTCCAATCGCGAAGTCATCGCAGGGCACACTCGACTGAAGGCTGCTGCGATGCTCGGACTGCACCGCGTTCCGGTTCGCTACCTGGACCTCGATGCCGAGCAGTCTCACATGCTGGCGCTGGCCGATAATCGCTTGGGCGAGAATGCCGAGTGGGACGACGAGCTGCTAACTGCGGTCGTCGCCGATCTGAAAGCGCAAGGCGCCGAGTTGGACCTGACCGGGTTCGATGAAAAAGAGCTGGAAAAGCTCATGTCGGACGATTTGCCTGCTGAAAAAGAAGACGTATCGCCTCAGATGGGCGGACTTGAGTATCGAGTCGTCGTTGACTGTCGAGACGAAGAACATCAGGCGGAAGTTCTCACTGATTTGGAAGCAAAGGGGCTCTCGTGCCGACCGTTGATCTCGTAGTCGAATCAGCCATCTCTACGAGCATGCGCGCTCGCCAGGTGTCGGCAATGTTCGACGTACCGGCGACCGACAAGTGCCGCCTGGAGTGGAAGCTAGACTTTCCGATTGAGCAGCAGCCATGGAACGTTGGCCTCGTCGTAGGCCCGTCCGGCTCTGGCAAAAGCTCCGTGATGAAGCACGTGTGGGGCGAGATGCCGAAGTTGAGTTGGACGGGCGCAAGCGTCGTCGACGACTTCGCCAAATCACTCAGCATATCTGACATCACAAACGCGTGTAGCTCCGTTGGGTTCAACACCATCCCTGCGTGGCTGAGACCGTTTCATGTTTTATCGAACGGCGAGCAATTCCGTGTCGACCTTGCTCGACGCATGCTCGAACTTGAAGGCGATATTGTTGTCGACGAGTTCACGAGCGTCGTCGATCGCCAAGTGGCCCAGGTCGGCTCTCACGCCATTCAAAAATACGCGCGCAAGGCTGGAAAGAAGTTCGTCGCCGTCACGTGCCACTACGATGTAATCGAGTGGCTGCAACCCGATTGGGTATTGGACATGGCAACACGGTCCTTTACTCGGAGGGTACTTCAACGACGCCCACCAATTGAAGTCACCATCAAGCGCGTCCCATACGAAACCTGGCACACGTTCGCTCCGTTTCACTATCTGACGGGCGACCTCAACAAGTCGGCTCGATGCTTTGCGCTCTGCGTAAATGACAGGCCAGTTTCGTTTGCTGGTGTTCTTCACTTCCCGCACAGCGTCATCAAGAACCAAAAGAACCTGTCTCGACTCGTTACGCTGCCTGATTGGCAGGGCCTCGGGTTGGCGATGATTCTTTCCGAGAAGATTGGCGCAGCTTACAAGGCGCTCGATTGCAGGTTTCGAACGTTCCCCGCTCACCCTGCTCTCATTCGCTCGTTCGACGTTTCGCCGGCCTGGAAGATGACGAAGCGCGGCGGCACCATTGCGGGAGTCAGCAGTCGCGCAGGCGGCAAGTCCACGTTGGCAAAGGGTGCCGGCATGGGCGGCGACCGACCTTGCGCCACGTTTGAGTACTGCGGCCCAGCAATGGACAATTCGACAGCAGAAAGTCTCATCGCGTCCTGACATGGCTAACTCCGCAAAGCGCGACGCTAAAGAAGCCGATAGCGCCGAACGCACCCGCCAAGCCTTAGAGCTACGCAAGGCCGGCGCATCGCTCGAACAGATTGCCGAGAAGCTCAAGTTCGCGCACCGCTCGAACGCTCGCAAGGCCATCCAGGCGGCTATCAAAGAAATCTACGAGGAGCCCGCTAAAGAGGTTCTCTCGCTTGAGTTGGCGCGGCTCGACGCGATGCTGCTCGGGCTCTACCAGAAAGCGAAGTCCGGCGACGTGGCCGCAGTGGACCGCGTGGTTCGCATCATGGACCGCCGCGCGAAATATCTCGGGCTCGACGCCCCACAAGAAACCAGCGTCGAAGTGAAGTCCGACTCACGTGACAGAATTCTCACTCGCCTCGAAGTTCTCGCTGCTACCGCAAAGGGAACAGCGGGAGTTCCTGGCGAGCCTAAGTGACGAAGAAGCCCTAGACCTAGAGTTCAACTGGGACTTCTGGTCACGGCCAAGTCAGCGCGCGCCGCTCGGTATCTGGCGCGTGTGGCTACTCATGGCTGGCCGAGGCTTCGGCAAGAGCCGGTGTGGCTCCGAGTTCGTTCGTGAGCGCGTAGAGGCCGGCTCTCGGCGCATCGCGCTGATAGGCCGCACCGCTGCCGACGTTCGCGACGTCATGATTGAGGGTGAGTCTGGCATCCTCGCCAAGTCTCACCCAGACTTTCGCCCCGTTTACGAGCCATCGAAACGCCGGCTCACATGGCCTGACGACAAGTTCGGCAAAGGCGCAATCGCCACAGCGTATTCGGCGGACAAGCCGGACCAGCTTCGTGGCCCTCAGCACGACGTGGTGTGGGGCGATGAGTTCGCCGCATGGCGCTACATCACGGAGACGTGGAGCAACGCCGACTTCGGGCTGCGCTTAGGCTCCAATCCGTGCGCGCTGCTGACAACAACGCCGCGCCCGATCAAAGAAATCAAAGAGCTGCTCACGGACCCGCTTTGCGTGGTCACACGCGGCTCGACGTTCGACAACGCCGGCAACCTTCCTCAATCTGCCATCGAGGCGATGAAGAAGAAGTACGATGGCACGCGCCTCGGCCGGCAAGAGCTTTACGCTGAAATCCTCGACGACAACCCCGGGGCGCTTTGGCGTCGCGGGCTCATCGAATCGCTCCGAGTAAAGGGCGACGAATCGAGGACGTTTCGCAAGATTGTGGTGGCGATCGACATCGCGACCACGGCGAACGAAGGCTCAGACGAAACAGGCATCATCGTCGCCGGGCTTGGCTCTGATGGCGAAGGCTACGTGCTCGAAGACATCTCGGGCAAGTACACGCCGAACGAGTGGGCGCGCAAGGCAATCAACGCCTTCGAGCGCTGGAAAGCCAACCACATCGTCATCGAGACGAACCAGGGCGGCGACCTCATCCGCAACACGCTGCTCACCGTAAAGCGCTCCGGCCTCAGCATCATCGAGGTGCACGCTGCGCGCGGAAAGTACACACGAGCCGAACCGGTGGCGGCTCTCTACGAGCAAGGGCGCGTTCACCACGTCGGTATGTTCGCCACGCTCGAAGATCAGATGTGCGAGTGGGACCCGACGCAGGGAGGCGCATCGCCCGACCGCATGGACGCGCTCGTGTGGGCGCTCACGCTGCTCATGGTTGACACGAACCCGAATCAGGGCCGAGCGCGCTCCCACTTCACCACCTCAGACTTTGAGTCGTCAGGAATCGGATAAACCATGGCACGACGCAGCCGACGACAAGCGCAGGTCGTTGCTGCTCCGATTGCTCAAGAGGAAAGCCCGAAAGCGCTTGCTCCGTGGCCTTCGATTGAAAAGTACCCGCTCGTCATCGGGCCAGGGCTTTCTCTCACTTACATCTCAAACATCTTTCGGCTGTCCCTTTCGGGGTACCGAATGCAGTACGTTGACCTACTCAACGAGCTGCTCGAAAAAGAGCCTCACGGGTACGCGGTTCTCCAGAAGCGAATTCTGGGTGTCGCGACGGCGAAGCGAAGCATAACGCCTTCCAAGAACGCTAAAGGCAAGCGCGAAGTCAAGCTCGCTCAGCAGATTGCCGAGGACGTCGAGGCGCGCATCAACGCCATCCCCGACCTGACGCAGCACCTCGCCGGGCTGCTTTGGGCGACGTACTACGGCCTCAGCGGGCGTGAGATTCATTGGGCACGCGACGGCGCTTCCTGGGTGCCGCAGCGGCTCTCGATGGTCCATTCCCGACGCCTCGCCTACCCGGTGAGCGGTTCGTGGGACCTGTACCTGTACGACCAGGCGGGCAACTTCCAGGAGGGCGGCGTCAAGCGCGGCACATTCGGCCTGCGCATCGCGGACTTCCCTAACAAGTTCATCGTTCACGCGCCCCAGGTTCGTGGCGACTACCCGACACGCGAAGGGCTCGGCCGGCAGCTCGCGTACTGGTTCGCTTTGAAGCTCGTCGCCTCGCGCGGCGCGCCCCAGTACCTAGAGCGCTTCACGAAGCCATGGCCGCACGCGTCGTACTCGACCGAAGAGAACGGGCAGAAGCGCCCAGCTACAGACGAAGACATCGAGCAAGCGAAGGCCGCGCTCGACATGATGGGCGGCGGCAACCTGAAGTCGTGGGTTCACGCGGACACCATCGAGGTGGATTTCCTCAACCCTGACGGGTCGAACGGAAAGCCGAAGCTCACCTACAGCCAGTGGTTCGACATCTGCAACGCAGAGATGAGCAAGGTCGCCAACGGCGGCACGCTCGGCACGGACGTTGGCGATTCTGGCGGCAATCGTGCGCTCGGAGAGACGCAGCGCAAGGGTGAGATTTCGCTTCTCAAGTACGACGGCGACGCGCTCGCTGGGACGCTTCACCGCGACCTGGTGATGCCGTTCGTTCGACTCAACTATCCCGATGCGATCAAGCTCGCTCCCGAGCTGACGATTCACGTCGAAGACGACCCGGACCCGATGCAGATCATCGATCGTGGCGTGAAGGCTGCTGGCGTAGGTATGCCGGTGGACGCCGACGAGCTGGCGAAGCAGGCGGGCATCCCGCTCATCGACCCAGCAAACAAGAAGTCACGCCGCCTCGTGCTTGTGTCCCAAACAGACGCCGCGAGCTGCGACGAGGACCTAGCGAGGCGCATTCACGAAGTGCGCGAACTGTACCCGTCACCGACTGCCAACGACGTACCACAACCGAAACTCGACACGAACGGGAAGCCGATGCCGGTAGCGCCCGAATCATCCGAGGGTGTGCCTGACGCCGCTGATTCCGACGACGAGGTGTCCGTTGAACCGGACGCGGAGGATGACGACGAATGAATGGACCTACAGTGTGGGGCGCATCGATTCGAGATCTTCGCCTTTCGGTAGAAGCTGGCGTCGATGTGATGGGTGAGGTCGTCGAGCTTTCCGCGCTCGGTGATTCGGCAAGCGGTCCGGTCTGGAATCAGATCGCAAAGGCTGGCGCTTTCCGTGGACACTCGGCTGGCCCCTTCGAGCTGAATGCAGAGGTATTCGGCGACATTGTGCGCAACTTCAAGGCGCAATCGAACCGACGCATTCCAATCGACTTCGAGCACGCAAGCGAGAGCGACGCGACGAGCGGCAGCATCCCGTTTCACGGCGCGCCCGCTCAGGGTTGGATTCTCGACCTCGAAGTGCGCGACGGCAATCTCTGGGGGCTCGTCGAATGGCTGGAGCCCGCCCGCACCTACGTGCGTGAAGACAAGTACAAGTTTTTCAGCCCGGCGATCCGCTTCGGTTCTCGTGACCGCGTGACCGGGAAACCCATCGGCGCGCGACTTTCGAGCGGCGCACTTACCAACAACCCGTTCCTCGACGGGATGAAGCCGCTCGCGGCCAAACACACGGAAGGTAGCACCATGCCCACTGAAGAAGAGATGACGGCCACCGAGTCGCCCGAAGTCGTTGCCGCAAGCGATGCGCCTGAAGCGTCGTCCGTTTCGCTCAAGGATCATGAGGCGAAGGTCGCCCTTCTCACCGCTTCCGAAGCGAAGGTGTCCGAGTTGACGCTCACGCTCGCAGATCGCGACGCGAAGCTCTCGAAGGCCGAAGAGGAGCTCGTGGCGCTTCGTGCCGAGAAGGCCGCGCGCGACGAGAAAGAGCTCGCTGCCGAAGTCGAAGAAGCCTTCACGACCTACAAGGACGAGAAGAAGCTCAGCGACGAGGCGAAGTCTCACATGCTCGTCGTGCTCAAGGCTTCCCCGGATGCGTTCCGCGCGCTATACCCGAAGGTGAAGCCGGAAGAGCGACATCTGCTTCGCGATCTTTCTGGCAAAGACGAGTCGCCCGCTCCTGTTCCCATGGTGGACGAGACGCTCGGCGACACGCGCAAAGTCACGATGCGCGACCTCGTTGACACGCTCATGAGCAACAACGCCCGTCTCTCCTACGAAGAGGCGTCCATCCAGGCGTCCAAGATTCTCGGCCAGGCGAAGACCGCCAAGCGCTGATTCGCAACCACCCCACCGTCAGCGGCGCTGTGTGCCGTGACACCGCAATTCAACCCAAAAGCAAAGGCATACACAAATGGCTGCTACTTTCATCTACGCGCGCGTTCCGCTTCAGAGCGACCTCGCTGTCAAGAACACCGACGTCACCGCCATCACTCAGGGTCAGGCCGTCAAGATTGACGCGTCGAACCTTCTCAGCGCGACGCAGGGCCACCCCGGCGTTGTGATTTGCACCACCGACGACGTGGTTGACGGCGTTGCCCTTGAAGCCATCCCCGTTGGCGGCTTCGGTCGCATCGCTTGCGCAGGCGTTGTTCGCTGCACCGCATCGGCCGCCATCACGGGCGGCGCGCAGGTTCAGGCGTCCACGACCGGCAAGGTCAAGACGCTCGTCGCCGCGAAGCCGCAAGTCGGCAAAGCGCTCGAAGCGGCTGCCGCTGACGGCGACTACGTTCACGTGCTCCTCAACGGCCTTGGCGCGAAGAACGCCTAAGTAGCTTCACCACCCGTCAAGGCGCGCCACGGTCAAGTGCGCGCCAACCAGATTTCGCGCGAAACCCTGCCCCGATTCCTCGGGCATCGCGGGGCGGTGGCGCTTTGTCCCGAGAAAACCATCATGGCTAAAGAACGAATCGTCAAGCTCTCCGCGACTGAAAGCATCGACATCAACAACGGCTACATCTACGACGCCGCTGGGAACCAGACCGGAAAGGTGGAGCCCACGGGCGACGCTGCCGAGCTGTGCCTTGCGGACTACGCGGCGCGCTACACCACGGCGTGCGCGGCCAGCCAGTACGGGCACCCGGTGGGGATGCGCGACGGCGACAACCGCGAAGTGCTGATCAACATGGACCTGTCCCAAGCGGACGTTCACTCTGATTTCGCGCTCCCGAACTACGCGGCGGGCTACCGCCTCGCAGAAGGGCTCGCTGATATCGTGTGCCCGCCCGTGATCGTCGGGAAGGCGTCGAACAAGTACAACACCTGGGACGACGACAACGCGTTCCGTCAGGTTCTCCCGAACGGCTCGACGGCTGGCGCTTCCGTCCCCGAGGTCAACCCGACGCTCAGCTCTGGAACGTACTCGACCACGCCTTGGGCGCTAGGTGCGTTCATTCCGACCGAAGTGCAAGCGAACGCGGACACACCGCTTCGTCCCCTTCAGGCGGCCACCCGTCGCGTGATGAATGCGCTTCTTCTTCAGCGCGAAATCCGCGTTGCGACGCTCATGACCACCACGGCGAACTTCGATTCGAGCGTTTACAACACGCTCGGAGCGGCGTACAAGTGGAACGGCGGCGCGTCCTCGGACCCGGTTGCGGACATTCACCTTGCGGTGGAGTCCTCGCAGCAGCCCATCACCGGCATGGCGATGAGCGAGCGCGTGTACCACGCGTTCGTTCGTAACGCGGCGGTCAAGGGTTACATCCAGTACAAGGACGGCGTTTCGCCGATTCCTGGTGCGGAAGAGATGTCGGCTCTGCTCGACCTCCCGAAGATCTACATCGCTCGCATGAAGTACAAGGCCGGCAGCACTTCGGCCATGTCCTACGTGTGGGGCAACGACGTGTCGCTCTTCCGCGGCCTCCCCTCTCTCCCGATGGACCAGGAAGATGTCGCTACGGCGTACACCTTCCGATGGGACGGAAGCGGCAGCGGCTCGGACGGCACCACCACGAACGGCATCACGGTGCGCTCGTTCTTCGTGCAAGATCGCGGTCAGCGCGGCGGCACCAAGATCGTGTGCGCGCACAACGACGCGGAGAAAATCACCGCGACGGCCGTGGGCGGCATCATCAAGGCGGCCTACCAGTGAGCAAAGACGACGTAAAGGCGTCTCAGGCACCCAAGGCGGAAGAGAAGTCTTCCGCTTCGGGTGGCTCCTCGAAGTTCAAGGCGCTCTCTGGCCTCGTCTTCACGGGCGCGGACGGCTCACGCAGCCGCGCGCACGCTGGCGATGTGGTGGAATTGTGCGCCGAAGACTCGGCTCACTTCCTGGCCCTCGGCCTCGTCGAGAAGGCCTAACGCTTGACCGTCGAGCTGTTTACGCAGGCCGATATCGAGAACGCGCTCGGGAAGCCGTTGTTTGTTGCCATCTACGATGATGACAACGACGGCAACCCGGACAGCGCTCCGATCGCAGCGTGCATCGACAGCGCGACATCGGACGTGCTTTCGTGGCTGGCTGGGAACTACACGGATTGGAGTGAACAACTCCCGGACCCGATCCCGTCAGCCATGAAGTACGCAGCAGTAGATTTCGCCATGGCGTACACCGCTCGACGCCGCCCGGATATCTTCAAGGCGACGAATTCAACGACGTGGCAAGAGTTTGAAAAGAGCGCCATCGAGAAGATGAAGCGCTACGCACAAGCCGCACAACGATTGCCGGCAGCGACCGCTGCGCCGAAGAACGTTGGCTCGTACACAACCTCGACCGGAACGAACATCTTCACGGATGACCCGGACGGCACAAGCAACCAGGGCGACTTCTGATGGTGACCATCTCATGCCTTCGTTGTCATCACAAAGATGAGCTTGAGGCCGGCGACATGACAGCCGCAGAGGTGATGCGCTCAGGCGTGTTCAAGTGCACTCAGTGCAAAGCGCGCATGTCGTACGGGTACCTCGTGCCGCGAATGGTCGTCAACCGCGAGGACAAGTGGGTGACGCTCTCGATTGACGGCGTGAAGCACAAGATGGATCGCGACTTCGTTGTGGACCTCTGCGCGAACCTGCTTTCGGTGGCCAAGGCGTGATTCGGATCGACGCCAAGAACACGATCGCTGACTGCGCCAAAACGTCGAGCAACTTCGAAACGGGCGTCATTCAGGTCCTTTCGGATGCCGCAAAGTTCGCTAAAGCAAACGCGCAATCATCGCAGAAGTTCCAAGACCGCACCGGCAAGCTCCGCGGGAGCATCAAGACGGGTGGCGGCGGATTCAAGACGCGCATCGAGTCGCGCACGCCGTACTCGCTCTTCGTCGAGGCTGGCACCAAGCCGCACACCATCTCAGCACGCAGCGGAATGCTTTCCTTTGTGATCGCAGGGCGCCGCATCTTCGCTCGCTCCGTGAAGCATCCTGGCACCGCACCGCGCCCTTTTATGGGCGACGCTGCCGAAATCACCGAATACATGCTTCCGCAGTGGATGGAACGCATGGTCGATAGGATCATGCGATGACGGATTACGCCACGTTCGTTGAGGGCGGCGTCTACTTTCCGCTCGATACCGCATCCGCAAATACGCTGCTCAAGGACGCCGACCCGGCCGTCCACTACGCACTCGACTTCCTCGCTACGGTGCTTCAAACACACGTTGGCGCGAGGCTTCAGCAGGAAGCTGCGAAGTTCCAAGTAAAGATCGAAAACGCTGTCAACCAGCGCATCAGCGTCGAGCCAAGCCCGTTTCTGTACAACAACCAGCTCCGGTTTCCGCTGCTCGCGATGTACCGCAAGTCGGACGTGGTTTCGGACCACACAACCATCATCGAGAAGGCAACGTCCACGCTTGAAGTGGTGTGGTGCTTGCCGCTGATGCACGGTCTTCAGGTTGACACGATCACCCCAATTCTCCACGCAGGCGCCCGCGCAATGACGCGTGCGATGCGCAAGATGTTCGATCCATCCTACGCCAGCGGCGCAAACGTGTGGGACCTCATGGGCGTACAGAAGGCCGGATTCACGGACTTCAAGTACGGCGGTTTTGAGGCGCTCACCGAAAACAGCGACATCATTCGCGCCGTTATCGGGACGCTCGTTCTCGTCGAGCAGGACAACCTGGCCGAAGAGGCCAACGACTTTGAAGCGCTCGGCAGCATCGGCCTTGAAGTTGGCGTGAATGATGCCGACACCGACCCGATCGTAACAGACGACATCGAAGTAGACGTCACCACCACCTAATCACCCTCGACAGCGCAAGGACGCTCGCACGCCGCAGAGGCGCTGCGGGCGTTTGCGTTTTGTCCACCGGAGCACAAGCACATGCCTCAGAAACTCTCGTTCCGCGCGCGCGGGACCGACATGGTCCAAGACCTCGAAGCGATGGAAGCGGGCATTCGTCGCTACATCGGGCGCAAAGCCGTGAACAAGGACGGCGCGCAAGCGGGCTCCGTGGCTGACCTCGTTGGCTGGGTGTCCACCGACGCAGCGCAGGAAGTTCCGTACCGGCACGAGTACGTGCGGGCGGCGCGCGATGGCGGCCTCTGGTGCGCCGACAAGGCAACTGCGGACGCGTGCGGAGTCGAGTTCGACCCGTCGTTCGGGGCCGCTCCGAAACCCAAAGATTCCACGAAAGGTGACTCGAAATGAGCGCTTCCCCCATCTACATCACGGGCCTCGCAACGAATGACCCGGTGCCTGGCATTTACCCGGAAATCAACTTCGCCCAGGGCGCGGCGTCCGGCAGCAACACCGCCTACGAGGCGTGCCTTATCGGCAACAAGACGACCGCCGGCACGGCAACGGCCGGCACGGTCATCTACGGACCCGACACGGTTGTGCCGATGCAGACAGAGCAGGACGTCAAAACGCTCTTTGGCGCCGGCTCCGAGCTTCACATCATGTGGCGCGCGTTTACGAAGGTGAACAAGAGCACGACGCTTCGCGCCATCGTTGTGGCTGAGAGCGGCGGAACAGCGGCAAGCGGCACCATCACGATCGCAACGACCGCTACCGCATCCGGCAATCTCCGTGTGTGGGTTGGTCGCGAGTTCGTGGACGTGGCGATTGCCACCGGAGACACGGCGACCGTCATCGGTGACGCCCTCGCTGCGGCCGTCAACGCTATGGACCACTGGCCGGTAACTGCGACCAACGGATCGGGCACGGTCACGCTTCTGGCGAAAATCAAAGGCCCGCGCGGCAACCAGATTCGCATCATGGGCGCCATTCAGTCGAGCGGCACCATCGCGACGACGGTTTCTCCGACATCGGACACCGCTCTCACTAGCGGCGCAACTGCGGACACGAACGCCACGGCGCTCTCGACGCTCTCGACTCACCGGCACTACTACCTCGTTTCGGCAGCGGGCGACGCGACGCAGCTTGGCGCTCTCGCCACGCAGGTCAATTCGCAGGCGATGCCGATCACAAATCAGCGCCAGCGCGCATTCGCCGGAGCTGTCGGAACGCTTTCGGCGTCGAACGCCATCGCGGTGGGTATCAACAACCCGCGCGTGGAAATCACCTGGAGCGAGCGCTCGGACATGACCGAAGCGGAACTGGCGGCCAACTCGGCGGCCATCTTCTCGCTTGGCGAGCTGAACACGGACAACCCGCGCACCAATTACATCGGGTACGGGAACACCGCGAAATCGGCTGAAACCTGGTTCGTTCCTGCACCGCGCGATGCGAGCTACCACCCGTCGCGCACGAGCATCAAGAGCGCGCTGAACAACGGGCTCAGCCCCATCGGCGTGAACGCGAACGGATCCACGTACCTCGTGGACCGCATCACCACGCGCTCGCTCAGCGGCTCCATTCAGGACTACCGCATACGCGACGCACACAAGGTCACCATCTGCGACTTATTCGCGGATGAGCTTTGCACGAAGCTCGCGCTCAATCACTCCGAGAAGCGCATCGCAGACGAGCCAGGCGAGGGCGAGAAGTTCCCAGGCAAGAACGTGCTCATCCCGAGCATCGCTCGCGCAGACGTGAACGGACTCCTCGACAAGTTCGCATCGAACGACCTTCTCCAGAGCGTTGAGACCATCAAGTCTGAAACGGTCGTTCAGCGCGAGTCGAGCCCGACCACGCGCATGGGAATCCGCGTTCCGCTGCGTCCGATCGACAACGTGAAGCAGTTCGCGGTCGCAATCGATCAAGTCGCCTGAAGCTGCGCGCGCCCGCGTGGGTGCGCCACACAAAGCCACCGCTTAGCCGGTGGCACCACGCGCAAACCTTCTCTGAACGCCCGCCTCGACGCGCGGCGAAAGGCACACGTCCATGGCTGGCAGCAACATCATCTACACCACTGGGGCCGTCACTGTTGGCGGAAGCCTCCTTACGCAAGAAACCGAAATGTCCGTCAAACGGTCGAGCGGAAGCTCACCGGTGACGACCGTTCACCTTGGGTACGCTGGCGAGTCGCCAGGCGCTCCGATGGTGGAAATCGAAGTGAGCAACGCCGTTCCTGCTGCTGACTTCGAGTACGACATGGGGACCGCGATCGAAGGCCTCATCCCCGTTGAAATCTCCTGCTACGTGGCCGGGCGAATCCTCACCACGAAGGGGCAGGTTCACGAGGACACGTTCAAGCACGGCGTCGGCTCTGCCGGCTCGTACTCGTTCAGCTTCCGTGGACCGATGGCCGGCTTCAAGTGAGCGAAGAGGCGACAGAGAACCCGCTCTGGCAGCACATTCTGACCGTTCCGCGCCCCATGCGCGAAGTCGACTTCCCTCGAAAGGATCCAGTCGACGGCGGCCCAGTGTGCAAGATGCTGATGCGCGTTCTCTCTGTCGCCGAACTGCAAGAAGCCGCGTTTCAGGCGTACACGGAAACGAAGAAGCGCGACGATGCGCGAGGCTTCACCGAAGGCTCTCCGAGCTGGAACGAAGTGTTCAACAACGAGCGCGCGCTCCAGCTCATCTTTCGCGCGTGCCGCAAAGACAACGAGAACCCGAAAGAGCGCGGCAGGTGGGCCTTTTTCCCGCCGCCGAACATGCTTCGCAAGCAGCTCACGGGCGAGGAAATCGGCGTTTTGATGCGCGAATACGACCTTTTGACGCTCGAATCTGGGCCGATGAAGCGTGAAGTAAGCGACGCAGAAGCCGACGCGATTCTTGACGAAGTGGTGGCGCTCAACAGTGCGGAGCCGCTCGCCGAGTACTCGTGGTCCGCGCTTGCGGCCATTGTGATGCGTGCGGCTGACCGATTGGTCGTTGAGGTGGCAGCTTGAGCTTCCCTGTTCCGAAAGAAGTGTCAGCGGCCACGCTGTGGCAGCGCGTAACAGCGCTTCCTCGCCCGAGCGACGTGGTGGACTTTCCGCGCAAGGGAGAAGACGGGAACCCGATTGCGCAAGTTCTGATGCGCGTTCTCACGCAGGCCGAGGTGACGTCCGCGACGGCCAACGCTGAGCGATTCGCGCGACAAGTGATGGCTGGCGCTATCCCGAAGGCCGACGAGGCCGCGTCGGGGTATGAGGCAATCTACCAGAACGATCTCAACGTTCAGCTCGTGTACCTCTCCGCGCGAATGGTGGACGACCAAACGAAGCCGTTCTTTCCGTCGCAAGCCGAGATGAGAATGCACCTCACGCCGGATGAGATTGGCGCGTTGGTTCGCGCCTACGTCATCGTTCAGGCTGAGCGCGGTCCTATGGTCTCGCAGATGACAGATGGAGACTTCGACGCTTGGGTTGCCAAGCTGAAGGAGGGCGGCAATTCCGCCCCTTTAGCGTCCCTTTCATTGGACGCGCTTCGAGCCCTGGTGAAGCATTTGGTGTCAGCCCTGCCGAAGTCACCGATGGACTCTTCCTCGCCTGGTACGCCTTCGCAGGAAAGCGCAGCTCCTGATCCATCCTTCGACACCGAAGGTAGCTAGCTAGGTGGCGATTCGTCCCGTCGTCGTATCCTTTCAAGCCGAAGGGGTACGCGATGTTACGCGCTCGTTTCAGACGATCGCAAACGCTGCCGCGAATGCTGAGAAGGCCTCGATTCGGTCTCACGATCGTGTCGCCAATCAGGCCATCAAGTCCTATTCGCGCACGAGCGATGCCAAGAAGCGCGAGACGAAAGCAGCAATCTCGGATGACGAGAAGCTTGCTCAGTCGAAGCGAAAGCTCTCTCAAGAGATTGAGGCTATCGAGCGCAGGCAATCGGACCGCCGAATGCGCGAGATTGAGCGCCAGCTCAAGGCGGACATCAAGGCTGACGACGCGCGTGCGAAGTCGGCACAAAAGGCGTCCGACCAGATAGCTCGGATTCACGCCAAAGAAAGCGCCGCCGCAAAGCGCATCGGCGACGGCATCGGCCGCACGGTAGGCGGTTCAGTTCGCGGAGTCATCGGTGGAGCAAGTCGTCTCGCTGGCACAGCAATGGCTGTCGGTGGCGGGTTCTCGATCGTCGACTCGCTGCAAGATACGATTCGCAACCGCGGCAAAGCTGCGGACATCGCCATACAATCGGGCGGGGACATTTCGCGCGACGCTCTTCTAAAGCAGTCCGACGCGCTGTCTCAAAAGTACGGATTCACCGTTGGTTCGGTCTTGGATGCTGCCGATAGGTACGGCGCCAAGAGTGGCGACTACAGCGGCGCATCTGGGGTGCTCGAAAACATCCTGAAGCTGTCGAACGCGACCGGTGGCGACCCCGAAGAGCTTGCTGCTGTCGCCGGCATCTACAAGGCCAACAACCAAAACGCTTCGCAGGACGACGTTGACAGGTGGCTACGAACGAGCGCCGGTATGGGCCGAAAAGGCTCTGTCGATATGCGCGAGCTCGCGCAGTACGGGGGCCGCATATCTGCCGCGTCCGGTCTGTTTGCAAACAAGAACACGGCCTTCACCGAGCTGTCGGCAATCACTCAGGTTGCAGCGGCAAAAGGTGGAGCGATGGACGCAGCAGGCTCCACCGAAGCGGTAAAGCGATTCGCTGAAGACGTAAGCAACAACCGAGACGCATTCAAAACGATGACTCACGGCACTTCCGCCTTTGATAAGAGCGGAAACATGATCGATCCGAAGGAGATCATAAAGGTCGCTCTTTCATCAACGAAAGGCGACGAAGGTCTTCTTCACGACGTTTTCAAGCGCGAATCAATCATGGCCGTACGAGGTTTTGCGTCGACCTATCGCGACACGTATAACGCCACCAGCGGAAGCGCGAAAGATAAGGACGCCAGGGCGATCGCTGAGGTCGAAAAAGAATTCAAGCGCATGACAGGCGCTGTTCTTGAGCGAGAGCAAGTCGAGAGAGAGTCCGCCAAGCGGATGGAAGAGACCGACAAGAAGCTCATCGCTGTCTTTGAGAAGCTGAAGATCGAAGTAGGTGAGAAGTTGGCTCCGAAATTTATGGAGCTGATTCCTGTTCTTGAGAAGGCGATCCCAGCCTTCACCGAAATGCTGGATTTTGCGACGAAGAACCCCTTCTCGTCGATTGCGCTTCTGATGGGCGCTGCCGTGACGAAAGACATTGCTGCGGCCGGCATCGGAAAAGGTATCGAGATTGGCGTAGCGAAGGCCGCTACGGCGATTGCCTCTGGCGGCGTAAGCATCAAGACAAGCATTGGCTCCGTCGCGATGGTCATTACCGCCGCCGCGATCGCTCTTGAACAAGGCATCGAGAAGATCGATGAGATGTTCAAGAAGAAGACCGAAGAGCAAAACGGAGACGCTCTGCGAGGCGGTAACATTGAACAGAAGCGCGCTGCTCTTATTGCCAAGGTTCAGAGCGGAACCGCAACCCCTGCGGACATTGAGCAGGCAAAGCGCGACCTCGCTACAGCCGAGGGCGACGTTGCATCTCAGGCAAAACGTCTCGACCCGGAAAACAAGTCTCTCACCGAGAAGCTGATTGGCGCAGCTGGAACCGTTGTGCCTGGAATGGACGACGCGCTCGCTGTTGAAGACAGGTCTGCGCGAGCTGAATATGCGCGTGCAAAGCAATCTGTCGAGTCGTTTACGAAGACCATCGAGGCGGCAGCAAAGGCCATCGAGGATCACTCCAAGAAGGTGAGCGGTTCGCCTGGCGGCAAAGGCGACGCCAATTCACCGGCGCGCATCAACTCTCTCGCTTCACCTAAACGCGGCGGACACCAATAGTGGCAACCGGCCTTCCGTTCGAGGAGTTCCTTCCGTTTGCTTGGAAGAGAATCCACGCGCCCATCGTCACGCTGAAAACGTCGATGCGCCACGACTTGGCGCAACACCGCATGTGGAAGCGCGACGGCGCCAACGTCGAGTCCACCGGCCGAGCGCCGCTCCAGTTTCACGCAACGATTCCGTTTCTTCAGACGATTGCGCCAGCCGCGAACGAGCAGTGGAAAGACCTTTACCCGGGCACGTTCCGAAAGTTCCTGGCCGAATCGGCAAAAGGGACGACAGGCGTTCTGTCTCATCCGACGCTGGGCGACATCAACTGTAAGCTCGAATCGTTCGAGGCAAGCCTTGTTCGTGGCGGCTACGAGTCCGAAGTCGTTTGGATTGAAACGCTCACCGACGACGACCAGGCCAATTCGCTGGCGTACGACTCGCCACTCTCGACGGCATCTAACTACTCGCTGGCTCTCACTGAGCAGCTCAAGACGGCCGAAGATCTGAAGCTCCCAAAGTTCCCGAATTACGGCGACCGCACACTGGACGACGACCTTCGAGAAATCGCAGGGCTCATCAATTCCGTTGGTCTCACCGGTTTGCGCGCGTTCGGCAAAATCGACGCTTTCATCTACCGCATCAACAACATCGAGCGCGCGGTGAAGTACTCGACAAACGTTTTCCACATCGGAATCGTGCAGAACACGCAGCGCGTCAAGGACGCCATGCGCGCGCTGAAGAAGGACGTTCTGAACAAGCGCCGAAAGACGGTCCTGTACTACGTGCGCCGCCCCATGACGCTCTCGAACGTGGTGCGGGAAGCTGGCGATAACTTGAACGAAATCATTGAGCTGAACCCGTCGCTTCTGTCGCAAGCGATCGTTCAGCCAAACACGGTTGTTCGGTACTACGCGGCGGCTTAGTTGGCATACAGCGCAAAGAATCCGAGCCCTGAGGACGATGTCGTCGAGGTGACGTGCCGGCGCACCGGGAAGTCCATTTCTAACTGGTCGTCATACGACTGCTCGTCCAACTTCTTCACCCCAACGGACGGTTGGTCGTTCACGGTTGGCAACGAGAACATTCAGAAGGTGCGCGAGGCGGTCTCTGTAGGCGACCGCATCCAGATCAAGGTCAACGGCCTGATTCAGTGCACCGGGTTCGTCGACTCCGTGCACCCGCGCGCAGAGGTTGGCGCTGGCTCTACGTGGACGTTTGAGGGACGCGATCTTATCGCTCCCGCGGTTGATGGATGCATCGACCCGCGCACGCAAATCAAGCCGAGCATGACACTCGAAGATGTTCTCAAGGCGGCCATCGAGCCGTTCTTTCCTGGAAGCATTGATTTCACCGAGGACAACCTCGCGAACCTCAATGTGATGACCGGGCAAACGAAGGGCGCGAAGTACTCGAAGACGACTCGCACGAAGCGAGGCAAGGTCCGCGGCGGCAAGATCCTGAAGGCTTACGGCGTCGATATGCTGAAGCCTCACATGTCGGAAAGCGCCTTCGCTTTCGCGCAGCGCATCGCCAACCGATTCGGTTTGGCGATCTGGCTCTCAGCGGATGGCGCATCGGTCATTTGCGGTCACCCTCGCATCGAGCGCGGGCAGGATGACGTTCCTTTCCGGCTCACTCGAATTAGCGGCGACTCGTCTCAGAACAACATCGAGTCTGGCGGATGCGACATCGACATGACCGACCAGCCGAGCTGCATCATTGCAGACGCGGCGAGCGGAGGCGGCACGTTCGGGCGCTCTAAGACTGTCGCTCGAATCGCTAACCCGTTGACAGCGTACGACGAAGACGGGTTTCTCAATCCTGAGGTTTCTGCTCTGTTTGCGAAGTACGCCAACGCCACAGAAATCGTTCACGAGTCGTACCCGAAGCTTCGGAACGTCATCGACACCAAGGTGGCCCGTCCTCTCTGGCTTCATGACGAAGAGAGCCACAACGAAGAGCAGCTCGAAGGCTACATCCGCCGAGAGCTCAGTCTTCGTTTACGTCGCGCCGTCGTCGGGCATTACCGGGTGATGGGTCACGGTCAGAACATTGACGGGAAGTTCGTGCCGTGGGCCGTGGACACGCAGGTTTACGTCCAAGATGAGCAGTCCGGCGTTGATGAAAAGATGTGGGTTCAGTCGCGCAAGTTTCACCGCTCGGTTGGATCGTCTGGCACGTACACGGACCTTGAGCTGATTCGGCTCGGTTCACTGGAGTTCTGATGGGCGCCGGACGAATTGGGAACGCGATCCGATTCGGCGCGCAAATCCTGGCGACCACCGTTGCCGACAAGACCAAGCTCATTCTCGCCCAGATAGGCGACGCCGCGCTCAACTTCGTTGAAACAGATGCGGTGGAGATGTGGCAGCACATCGGATTCGTTTCGCGGCCTTCCATCCCAACGGACGGCAAGAACGCAGCCGAAGCCATCATCATCACTGACAGCCAATACGATAAGTGCATCGCCACCCGCGACGCACGAGGCGCTGAGCTGGCCGGGAATCTTCAGCCTGGCGAGACGTGCGTATACGCGCCAGGGACGGACGGGCTCGCGCAAGGGCGCATCCTGCTCAAGAAGAACGGCACCGTGGCGCTTGTGACGGCCAAGGGCAACGTGAAGACCGGCTCGACGGTCATCATTCAGGTTGAGGGAGAAACCGGCGCCATCTCGATGGCAAACGAGTTTGGCGGCCTCACGATCAACGAGGACGGCATCACGCTCATGTGTGGCGCTTCCGGGCTCAAGCTCGGCGCTGACGGCAACGTGGCGCTGATGGGCACGGCTATCGCCATCAACGGCAGCTCGGTGTCACTTGGCGCGAACGCGATCATGCCCGTTGTGTGGGGGCCGGCTGGTCTTTCAGGCGTTGGCAGCACTTCGGTGAAAGTTGCGATTTGAGCGCCTGTTCGTTCTCGCTCTTCTCGCTGATTCCGTTTCCGATACCGATTCCAACGCTGCCAGCTCTTCCAACGCTGGGCCTGTCCGTGACCATGCCGGACGTTTCGATTCCGTCGCTGCCGAGCTTGTCTCTGGTCCCGTTCCCGCTGCCGATTCCGTCTCTGCCTAGCCTTCCGACGCTCGGGCTCAGCATCAACATGCCGGACGTGAGCATCCCGTCTCTACCATCGCTCTCGTTGATTCCATTTCCGATTCCGCTGCCGACGATTCCGCCGCTGCCCACCATCGGGCTTCCGACACCTTTCTGCCCACTGGATTGACCATATGGCAATGAACGCCGCGACACTCAAGGCCGCAATCCACGCGGACCTTGCGCCTGCGCTCATTTCAGCAACGGCATCCACGGAGGCTGTTCCTGTGGCGCTCTGGACGGACATCTCGCTCCAGATATCCACGATCATCGCCGAAAAGGTTGTCGCTCACATCGCCGCTAATGCGGTGGTCAGCATTCCGGCGCTTGCTGGAACTGCGGCGGTACCTCCTGGCACGTGCGCCATCGCGCCCAGCACGGCGACGATCGCTTGAGCAACGGTTTCGGCAGCGTACCCATGGGCACCGGCCCTTACGGCTTCGGCACGCCTGAACCTGGCGACGAGAACACGGGTAAGCCGACGCTCGACCCGACCACGAACCGCTCAACCGGAATTCGGCTCATTCAAAACGGCGACTACGTGCGCGCCAACGGGCGTCCGCTCGGCATGACGCGCGCGCAGCAAATTGTGCTGCTTGCCGTGAGTACGGACAAGGGCACCAGCGCCGTTCGCTCCGTTGGCCACGAACTCAAGAACATCGAGCGCGTGACCGACAACTTCATCAAGCGGTGCACGCAGACCGTGGAGAGCGCGCTGGCTCCGGCCGTTGCGCTTGGAATCGTTCAGATTCGCACCATCACCGTCGAGAAGACGCCGAACCGCCCCGCGTACATCCGGGTGCAGTGGTTCGACGTGGAAGCGCAGACTGACCGCACAGATCGGATCGGATAAATGGCAGACTCGACCCACGCCTTTACAGTCCGAACCGCTGACGAAATTCGCGATTCTGGGCTTCGTTACCTCCGAAACGGCCTCGCGGACATCGGCATCGATGCGCCGAACGTTTCGCCAGGAAGTGACGATTACTGCCGATTCAACGCATTCGCGAACGAGCTTGCTGTGTGCGACGCCAACTGCGCCGCCAAGTCCGACGAGTGCATGCCGGACACCGCGACCGACACCGGTCTTCAGCGATGGCTCGATGTAACAGGCGTTGAGCTTCGCGCGGCCGAAGGCAGCGTCGGAACCGTCATATTTGAGTCTTCGCAGTCTTCACCGGTAGCGCTCGGACAGCGCCTCGTCGATACGACGGGCCAACTGTTCGAGGTGTACACGGGCGCCACGTACGACGACGGCGACGAGATTCCGGTTGTGGCCATCAGCACTGGCGATTCGACGAATCTTCCGGGCGGAACCGTCCTTCGATGGGTGTCGCCGCCTCCGTTCGCGGCATCCACCGCCGTTGTTTCTGACGAAGGATTCATCAACGGAACCGACAAGGACACGGAAGACGATGCGCGCGCTCGGATGTTCGCCATCATCCAGGACCCTCCGTCGTGCGGCAATCCGTCGCACGTAGCCAAGATTTGCGAGGACTCGTCCTCGACCGTCCAGAAGGCGTTCACGCATCCAGCGGCGCAAGGCGCAGGCACCTACCACGTTGTCGCGATTGCCAAGCCTACCGCTACGAATAAGAACCGCACGATCGACGATTCCAAGATGAACACGGTGGTTCGCCCGTACGTCATCGGCGAAATCGGGGAGCACGTAGAAGGCACGATTACGAGCGCCACGAGCGTGGACACGGACATCGCGATCCAGATTTCTATCCCGGCGTCGCCAAACGCTTCGCCGCCCGGACCTGGTGGCGGATGGGTAAACGGTACGCCGTGGCCGGCCACCAAGTGTTCGGTCTCCATTCTTGCGTCGAGCACTTCGTTCACCACCTCCACAATGTCTGTTGCGCCCACTGTTGGCGTGACGCGCATTTCGTGGCTCTCGACGGTGGACTGGAAAGTGAAGTCGGCAACAGTCACCGCGGCAACTTCGTCCATGGGCGGATACGCAATCACGATTGACACGCCTTTCGCTGGTCTCGCTGTTGGGGACAGGATCTGGCCAGAGTGCGAAAATCAGGACGCGTATGCGGCGGCCATCCTCGAAGGCTTCGCGCTTATGGGGCCAGGCGAAAAGTCAGACAATGCCTACGTTTTGCAGCGCGCTTACCGGCACCCCATCCCCGCTCAGTCGTTCCCGTACGAACTTGGGGCGCAGACGCTCTCTCCGCTCACCAAGCTGCAAGAGGTTTCCTCGGCCCAGTTCATTTACCGAGACGCGTCTGGAGTTTCGACTCTGAACGGCCCAAGCGGAACATTTGCGCCAGCCATTCCAACGGTCGTCACCGACCCGACAAACATTTTTGTTCCTAAACGCATCGGGTTCTACCCGGAATCCTAAGAGGTCTATTTGCTACCCGATCGCCCTGACTTCGACTCGTACGGCGGGCCGAAGGTAAACGCACGCGCCATCGTGGACCCGACCGCAGAGATGGACGCGGACGACCACAACCAGCATGCGCTCGATGCTGCCATGATGGGCCTCACGTCCATTCGTGCTATCGCATCCTACGTTGGCACCGCGTCCAATCCGCTGACGGCGCCTTCGTCTGGAAACGTTCACCTCGCTCAGTGGGGCTCTGATATCTCCGTAAAGCCGACGTTCAACCGAACGGCAACGGGCGTCGTTGAGATTACATGGCCAACGACCATCACGGACGAACTCGGCGACGAGCACACACTCAACTTCTCGTACGCGCTTCAGCCGTGCATCTCGCACACATCAGCCGTGATCGCATCGGCGACCGTTTCAGCAGCCAACAAGCTCACGATTCGGACCTTTGATGCGGCGGGAGTAGCAACCGACGCAGTGGGCGCCATCATCACGGCGTACGCGATATAGGTGGGTAGCTTCGGCGGGTCGTGTCCGTTCCCTCGTGCGTTCGGCGGCAACGCTGACATGGAGCTGGAAGCGCTGATCGCTTCCCAGAATTCGCAGCTCGGCAACGGCTACAACACGGAGCGCGGCACTCAGGTTTGCGTTGAATCGGAAGCAATCGCCCGCATGATTTGGGGCGCATTCGGCTCGAATCAGCGCCTCGGGTTCATGTGCGACCCGTGGAAGATGCCGAAGGAAACGATTCCGCGGTGGGAACGCATCATGTTCCTGCCGAACGGACAGAACCTTCGCATCTCACAGCGGCGTGCGCGCATCGCTGAGAAGTGGGCGCGATTCGGGAAGACGATCAACGCGTACTACCTGGACACGCTTCTGCGCGAAAAGGCCTCCGACATTTACGTGCAGATTGAATACATCTCGTACGACAACGCCAACATCCACGTTCCAGAAGCCGGGTACGACTTCGGAACGGTTGCCGGACCAGGCGCTGCTCCGTGGTCGTCTTCGATTCACCACATCCTAATTCTCGTTGAGAAGCCCGCATCCTACACAGAGCAGGATTTCTACAACTCAACGGCCGCCATTCCGAAGGCATTGGATCCAATCCTGTCGTCGTGGACGACGTTCGACTGGTACCGGCGTCCAGAATCTACGCCCATCACCGTCATCGGTGGCCCCTCTCAAGGCGGCTTCTATCTCGATGACGAGCACAACCTAGACAACAACGTTTTCGACGAGTGAGGCCGAATGGCGATTACTAGAGTCAACCCTGCCGACTGGGCCGTGGGTGACAAGCTCACGTCCGCTCAGGCCAACGGGCTCGACGAGAACGGCGCAAAGGCTGTCGATAAGACGAGCGCTGGCGACACCGTATCTGGCGAACTTACGTTCGACGCAACCGGATCAATCTTGCTCGACGCAGGCTCGTCGATGACTGTTGATGTTGGTGCGCAAATAGAAGTAGGTGGCGGGCTCGTAATTCCTTCCCCTGGCGTGTTTCAGGCGGATCTCGGAACGTCATCCTCCATCACAGTCGGCAGCGGGTCGCACATTACGACAGCTGGAACCGGGTACGTAAAGTTCAACAACAGCGATTGGCCGAAGCTGAACACGCGAACGCGCTCCATATCGCGAAACTTCAGAGAGCTTTCGATCGCGGACCCGAACCTATTCCCAACGGACTGGCAGTCTTCATCGTTCGGCTTCATATCTGGAATGGCAAGCGCGGAAATACTGGCGCTACGTGTGCCGCTTCACGAAGGCGCACGTCTCATCGGCATGGCCATCTACATGAAGGCCGCGGCGCACGCTGGCGTTCCTGCAACGATGCCGCGCGTCGAGTTTTATAAGCGAACGAAGTTCGGGGCGACATCTGCCAGCGAGGTTCACTCTTACCCGACGCCACTGCTGGCTGCGTGGAACAACGTCAATATCACCGACTGGAGCATTACACTCACCACGCCTCAAACGATCGACTCCGTTACGTACGACTACTCGATCGACTTCTACGACGAGCACGATGCGAATTCGGTAAGCGGAAATCGCTACTACGCGATCGAGTTTCTGTACGACGCCATCACCGACATGAGGTTCCAATAATGGCTTCTGCAACCTGCGAAGTTCGCGAGGGGGCAGACGGCTCCTTTGTTGGGACCACTAACGGCGTGGATGTTGGCGTTGATGCTGAAATCACGATCCGACTTGCCTCCGGTGAAGGCGTCCGCAACTGGACCATCGAGTGCATCGGAACGGACGAGCTAGGATCCGTTGACGAAATCAACGACGCTCTTTCCGTCGATTCAGCAGCACGAACAGCGACGTTCACCGCCCCTTCCGTAGAAGGTCGCGCGCTCCTGTTTCGCTCCACGATCTTCCGTCACAACGGCGCATCGAGCGCGGAAACGTTCGGTGTGTTCATTCCGATGGCCTCCGGTCGCCGCGTCGGTGCGCTCAACCAAACGTACGAGGGCAACGCCACGCACGGGTGGGTTACCACCATCAACGATCTCATCCGAAACGGTGCCTATGGCGACCTCACTGTCATCCGACAGGACACGGTAGCGACCACCGACGCAACGCCGACCATCATTCCGTTCGACTACACCGGTATTGTGGCCATTCCTGACGATTGCGTGGTGTCGTGCACGGCTACCGTTCTCGCTCGCGACACGGACGACGGCTCGAAGTTCCTTCGCCTCGAACTCGCGCGCACGATGGCCGTCGTCGCAGGCACCGGAACGTTCAACGGCTCCACGCGTGAATTCGACGGGGAGCGCCTCGGCATCGCAGGTACCGCAGTGGCCACCATCGGACGCGACGCGGGAACGCTTCGGCCTTACGTCGAGGTGACCGGTATCGCGGCGCGCAACTTCGACTGGAAAGCGATCCTACAGTACGACACACTCGAACCGCTTGGCGAAGTAACGCCGCCTGCGCCGTTCGACATCTACGCCCTGTCCTGGTCGTACCTCGTCGAAGGCGACAACCTTGTGGGCGATGCGTCGCTGACTGGCACCGCAAGCGGAGGCGCATCCGGTGGTCGCGATTGGGCGTCCACGTCCGGCGCTGGCCTCTCGGCTGGCGGCACATTCGGAACGCACGCGTCCATCGATTGGGCCTCGCACGCCGGTTGGACGTTTGGCGAGGCGGTCCTTTCCGACCTTGTGTCCGCTCAGGATTGGCAAGTCGTCATTATCGCCGACATTCAAGGCTTCACGGCGACTGGCACGAACTTCACCGACTCGAAGCAAATCATCCGAACGAACAGCGGCACGTACTTCGGTATCGGTCTACTGAACAACGGCGCAAACGATAAGCTCGTGGCCGGCTGCTACAGCGGCGCATACAAGCACGTCACGTACCCGGCAGCAGGTAACGCGGCCACAGGCAAGCAGGTCATCCAGTGGCAGTGCATCGCAGGCGTTCAGCGCATGCGCGTCAACAAGGGCGCATGGGTGACTGGTGACGCAGTGACGGCGATCTCCTCGCTCGCAGACTACCTGCGCAACGATGAAGGCGCCGGTCCTGGCAACCTGGACATGGCGCTCTTCGGCGTATCGCTCGCAGGCATGAGCGACACCGTTCTCGACAACATCTGCGATCTCGCTGCTTCCGAGTACGGCGTCACTCTTTGATCCGAATCTATCGGCGTAGAGGAACCGGAACGCCCGTGGCTGGCGGCGACGCACAGACGGCGTACATTTTTATCACGACAGGGCAATCGCTCTCGGTTGGCTGCGCATCGGGCGGCCCCGTCCAGACACCAGCAACGCCTGGTCCGATTGTTGGCCACTTCCAGAACGACAACATCTGGAACGATGCTCATACGGGCGTTCGCTCGCCGGCATCCGACTGGACGCTTGTTGAGCCGAAGAACCCGATGCGCACCGAAGGCGCGAACGACCAGTATTGGCCATTCAACGTCTGGTACGAATCGCCGTGCGCCGCGATGGCCGAGCGCTTTGATGAGCTTGGCCTGGCGCCCACCGGCCACATCAACGTCGGACACAACGGCCAGCCGTATTCGGTCATCAAGAAGGGCGGCTCTGGTCCTTCTTACGCCGGCAGCATGTCCGAGCTTGCCGAGATGAACACCAAGCTCGTCGCGCTTGGGTACACCGTCATCGTCGCCGGAATCATCCTCATTCACGGCGAATCGGACCTTGGAAACGCATCCTACGGCCCGACGTATCTGCCGGAGTTGCAGTCCGACTACGACACAGACTGCAAGGCAATCACTGGGCAGACGGAAGACGTTCCGCTCTACGTGAGCATGCCGAGCGCGGCATGGCCCACTTCCGCCAGCTCGTACAACGACATCCACGAGCAAGAGCTGACGGCGCACAACGGCACCACGATTGTGTGCGTTGGGCCGAAGGCGCCGGACACTTCCGGCTACTACATCGCGAGCGATATCCATCTAAGCCCCGCAGGAACGCGTGCCATGGGCCGGCAGATTGCCACAGCCATCATGGAGCACCGCGCGGGCGGATACGATCCACTTCAGCCGCTTACGTGCGTGAAGACGGGCGCATCCACGGTGGACGTTACATTTCAAGGAACCGACTCCGGCGCGCTCCAATTAGACTCCACGTACTGGGACTCGAATCACTCGACGGCTCTCACGGAGTGGCAGAACGGCAAGGGTTTCGAGCTTTCGGACAACACCGGGCGCCTCACTATCACGGGCGTCTCCATCGCAGGCAATGTCGTCACCGTCACCACCTCGGCCACCATCGGAACGTCGCCGGTTGTCTCGTACGCGCACCTCGCGGATGGAGACAGCAAGCCGCGACGCGGGCAACTTCGCACCACGACCGGCTACTGGTGCGCACACTTCACACGGAGCGTCACATGACAGACCTGCAAATTCGACAGCTCCTCGAAGACAACGCGCGCACCCGCAAGGAAGTTCTCGCCGGCATTCGTGACATTCACGAGACCGTCAGCGCGCACGAGCGACGACTTACCGATCACGACGGGCGACTGACCGAGCTTGAGCGTGCGCGCCCTCGCCACTCGGACTACTACCGACAGACGCAGCAGAGCTTCGCCGAGATTCACATCGACCAGGAGAAGCTCGAAACGAAGCAGGAGGAACTAAAAAAGAGCTTTTTCGAGCTGGTTGCGACCCCGCGAAACACGGTGATCGGATTCATCATCGTCACCTTCCGCGAAGACATCCGCGCCCTTCTTTCGCCGGCCTTTCAATTCATTCGCGGCCTCATCTTCTAGGAGACTCAATGTCAGACCTGTTCATCAAGCTCGCGGCCGAATGGCACGCGTTGCCGTCGTACGCTCGCCTCTTTTTGCTCGTTTCGCTCGTGGTCTTGTTTCGACCTCGAACCAAGGAGGCATATGCAGCACTGGCTTCAAAAGAGCCGAAGTGGTTCTTCGCGCGGCTCGCGGCGCTGATGAAGTTCGGCGCGGCGATGGCGTCTGATGTCTACAAGGCACGCGAGGCGCTTGGTCAGATCGTAAGCGGAAAGTTCTTCAGCGTTGAAGAAGAGCTGGCGCGCAAGAGCGTTCCGCCTCGCTCGAATGAAGGCGGCTTCGCTCACCGAAAGCTGATGCACTCGCTCGCGGGCATCTTCTGCCTTTGCATTGCTGGGTGCGCACTCCTACCGTTCGCACGAACCGCGCTCAACGTTGCCGAAATTGCCTGCCTCGTTGGCAAGGAACTTCGTACGGACGAGGATTTCAAAAAGGCGTGCCAGTTGTCCGACGCCGTTATCCCGGAAGCGCGTAAGTACATGGCGGGGCAACGCATGGCCGCATCTCGCGACGCTGGGCCGTCCGACGCCGGAGACGCTTCTGATTCACAGTAAAGGCGGCGGTGCGATCCGGGACTACCAAGTCCACGTCCTCGAAGACCTGCACCTTCGGCCCATCGACCGCGTTCTAGGCGTCGTCCGCCGTGGCGGCCCCATCGACCACCGCAAACACGTTCGGCGCATCGTGGACCAGGGAGGAAGGAATTCCTGCCTCGCAAACGCCACGGCGGCTTCCATCTGCACGTCGGCAGCCGCGAACGGGTACCGCATCGCGTACCCATCCGAAGCGGCGCTATGGGCAGAGGCGCGGCTTCTTGTGCTTGGCAAGCTGGAAAACCTGCCGAACGTCGGATCGCGCATGCGCACCATGTGCACGGTCGTCGAAAGCCTCGGCATCGTCGAAGAAGACGCGTACCCGTACACCGACGAGAACTGCTACAAGCCGCCGACGCTCGATATCTTCCAGAAGCAAATCGACATGCGGCTGCGTGGCTGGTACCGCCCGCAAACAGTGGACGAGGTGATTGCCTCGCTACACCTCGGTCAGATCCCCGTGTTCGGAATGGACACGGACGAGGCGTTCTACAACCTGACGGGCTCGGCAACGTACGTTCCTGGCGGCGTAGATGGGACGGGACACGCGCAGTGCATCGTCGGGTGGGATGGCGAGCGGTTCATCGTCCAAGGCTCGTACGGCACCACGTTCGGCGACGAAGGCTACATCTACCTCAGTCCGCAGTTTCTCATGTCGTCGCGAGTCTTTGACATCATGATCCTCCCGGTATCGCCGAAGCACCTACCGTTCATCGGAAAGGCGGCAGCGTGAAGGCAACCATCGCGATCCTGTCTCTGGTAGCCGGATGCCGCTCGATGCTTCCGGCAAACGACGACTACACCATCACAGTCGTCGATTCCGGTAGCTGCACACAGATTTGCGCCGACCTAACGCGACTTGAATGCCCGGAAGGCGACACGTCTCCGGGTGGCCATCCGTGCACCGAGTTTTGCTCGCTCGCTCTCGCGGTCATCAAGATTGACGGCGATTGCTTGCACTCTGCAACTACGCAATCCGACGCTCGCAAATGCGGCATTCGTTGCCGCAACTAGCAGGAGCAACCCCTGACACACGAACAGATGGCGAGGGCTCGCGCTCTCGTCGAAGAGCTGTTGTCCGTCACTGATTACCTGAATGCTCGAATGCTTCTCGATCGCGTTGCCGCGTCGATGCCGAGCGAAACCACAGACGAGGCCGAATGAGCTCAGTCAACGACGCGCTTTATATCGGCATGGGTCCACCGAACGGGCTCTTGTTCGAGGTTCGCTTGCTCGATGGCGATACGTGGGACCCCATGTCCATCGCCACCGTGAGCATCCGCGCGCTGCCTCCAAGTGGAGTCGCGAAGACGTTTACGGGCACGATTTCTTCCGGCTCGCAATCCGCCACCGGGCTCGACGTCGAGTATGCGCTCGCAGAAGACGACCTCGACGAGATTGGCGAGTGGCGCTTTTACCTCAAGCTGATTGATGCGGACGATGGTGTGGTTCGCACCATCTGCCAAGCGCGAACGGTGCGCGCGGAGTTCGGCCTATGAGCGATAACGTCACCCTCCCCGGCACTGGCGCGGTTGTACGCACCGACGACATCGGCGGCGTTCAGTTCCCCGTTTCAAAGCTCACCATCGGCGCGGACGGTACGGACGACGGGCTCGTCAGTTCGGCGAATCCGCTACCCGTTGAAATCATCGGAGCGCCAACGCTCCCCACTGGCGCGGCATCGGAGGCAACCCTTGCGGGAGTACTTTCGACGATTGCGTTTCAGGCGCGCATGCCTGTTCTTGGGCAGGCTCTCCGAGCGGCAAGCGTCCCCGTTACGCTTGCCTCTGACCAACCGACCATCCCTGTTTCGCTCGCGTCCGTTCCCATCGCTACAGGCGCAGCTCTGGACGCTACCGTTGCCAGTGTCGCGACGGCGCTTGCCGGCACTTTAGCTGTATCAGCGGCAGCGCTCCCGCTTCCTGCTGGTGCGGCCACCGAGTCCACGCTTGGCGGACTACTGACGACGACCGCATTCCAGGCGCGCGTGGCAACGCTTGGTCAAAAGGCGATGGCCGGGTCGATGCCGGTTGTTTTTGCTTCCGACCAGAGCGCGCTTCCTGTTTCTGGAACCGTCGCCGTTTCCGGCACCGTTCCTGTTTCATCGACGCAGCTTCCGACGCTCGTATCCAGCCGACTGCCCACGATCGGAACCATGGGCATCCCCGCGCACGATTACGTCGAGCGCTCGTATACGGGAGACCGCCTCGATTCGATGGTTTTCAAGTCTGGCGGCTCGGGCGGCACCACCGTTGCGACGCTGACGTTCGGCTACACGGGCGACAACCTCACGAGCACCACCAAGTCATGAAGAACTCTCGCCTCTACTGGCGCGCGGAACCAGGCGTATGGTTTTTCGACGTACCAACAGGAATCCCGCAGTCCGTTGCGGTGCGCGTCGCCATCGCGCACGCTCCTCGCCTGGTCGAGAAGTTTCGGACGCTCCCACCGGGTGACCGAAAAGACGATTTGAAGCTCGCGATCGAAGCGCTCCAGGCCGGCAAGGTCCAGCAGCGCATCGTCGGCGAACGCGGCAACAGTCTCGGTGATTTGAAGCTGTTCGAGGCCCCTCGGCCACACGACCAACGAAAGGTGATTTCCATTGGCTGATCCTACTTACAGCGCAAATACAGCGGCGATTGCGTACACCTCCGGCAAGTCGATGCTCGACATCGCGAACGGTGCAGCGGCGACTAAGGTTGCCAGTGCTTACGTCTTTATGTTCTTCAACAACGGCGTGGCCTCCGTCACTGGTGCGCTCACAACGTTGCAAGTGGAGCGGCACTCGACTGGCTCACCGACTGGCGGCTCGACGGTTACGCCGGTGAAGCACAGCAACGCGAGCGCGAACCCTGAAGCCGCGTTCACCGCTGGCACTGGCCGCACGTGTACCAATACCGATGTGTTTCGACGCGTCGTGTGGTCCAACGACGAACCTGCCGTGTCCGGCGCGTCTATGGACGAGTGGGAGCTGCTTGTTCCGAACGCTGCAATCTGGTCCATTCTCGGCGAAACGCGGCTTGAGCCGCTCGTGTGTCGTGCTGGCGTCGGAGAAGGACTGCAAATTCGACACTCCGGCTCTTCCGCCGTTGGTTCGGCCGACGCTGAAATCATCTTTACGATCACCTGATGCGAACGTTTACCGCGTTCTTTGAGCAGGTCGAGGCGGACCCACTGCGAGACGGACTCGCGGCGGTGTTCAACTTTGGCGCGCGTGGATCGCTGGTTCACATTCGATCGGTTCGCTTGTCTAGCCCGTCACCGTGGGGCACGCCGGCCACGCCTGGAAAGTGGGACCTCGTTCGCACGACCGCGCAATCGGGCGGGCGGACAATCGAAACATCTCGACACGGGACAGGGACACTTCCCGCGCAAGTGCTTGTGCGCGAGTACCCCGAAAGCCTCACGGTATCGAGTGACACGTTCCGCCGACAGGGTGACGCTCTGAACGCGTGGTGGTCGCAAGCGTACCAGCCGTGTTCGCGCTTCCACGGGCAACCTGGCCGCAACGGCGCTGAGCACTACAGGGCCGGACATGCGTCAACTGAGGGGATATTCCTCGCGGAAGGCGAAGGGATTGCCCTCGTTCAGCG